GTCCGACCTAGCGGACAAAATTGGCTTACCCTTAATACCCTGGCAGCGGTGGGTGCTAGATGATCTGTTATCTGTAGATGATGACAATAATTGGCGCAAAAAACCAGCTCTAGCATTGGTTGCACGTCAAAATGGCAAGACCCACCTAGCACGTCTGCTTATCCTGAGCCATCTATTCTTATGGGGCTCTAAAAATGTTTTAGGTATGTCATCTAACCGCAATATGGCATTAGATACTTTTAGACAAGTCGCATTTACCATAGAAGATAATCAATTTTTAAAAGACCAGGTAAGGCAGATCCGATTGGCTAATGGCCAGGAATCTATTAGCTTGCTTAATGGTGCTAGGTATGAAATTGCAGCAGCTACTAGAGATGCACCCCGTGGCAAGACCGCAGATTTTCTATACATAGATGAATTAAGAGAGTGGACAGAAGAAGCCTTTACAGCTGCATTACCCACTACACGTGCAAGACCTAATGCGATGACTTTAATGACAAGTAATGCTGGTGATGGATTTAGTACAGTGTTAAATGATTTAAGAGAGCGTTGCTTATCTTATCCACCAGAAAACTTGGGATTTTATGAATACAGCGCACCGCAGCATTGCAAGATAAATGACAAGAAGGCGTGGGCGTTGGCTAATCCAGCACTGGGTCATTTAATAACTGAGCAAACGTTAGAAGAATCTGTCAGCACCAACAGCATAGAAGCTACACGCACTGAGATGTTATGCCAGTGGATCGATTCAGCTGTCAGCCCCTGGGTGTATGGATCTATTGAGCAGTGCAGCGATAGCAGTTTAGAAATACCTGTAGGCCCACAAACAATTATGGCATTTGATATTGCACCGACAAGGCGATCTGGGGCGCTCGTTATGGGCCAGGTCAAAGATGGGAAGATAGCAGTCGGATTAGCACAGCTGTGGCATAGCGATATAGCGATAGATGAGATTAAGATGGCTAGTGATATAAATGAGTGGGCACGCAAGTACCATCCACATACGATCTGTTATGACAAATACGCCACGCAAACTATTGCTACAAGACTGGAACAAAGTGGCTGGCGGATGGTCGATGTATCAGGCCAGGCATTTTACCAGGCTTGCTCAGACCTTGCCGATGGCCTGGCTAATAATCGAGTAGTTCATTCTGGTCAAGCAGAGTTAGTACAGCATTTAAATAACTGTGCAGCTAAGACTAACGATGCTGGCTGGCGCATAATACGTAGAAAATCTGCTGGCGATGTCACTGCCGCTATATCACTGGCTATGGTTGTAAGTCAATTAACAAAACCACAACAAACTGCGCAAATCTTTGTGTAATTTGCACCAATAGTCCGATTTATGGTATAAAGTATACATATGGGTCTATTGTCTGCTTTGGGTATAAACAAAAAAACGGAATCCGTACAAGCGCAATACGCCCCTGCCATTATGGACACAGCTTATGGCTATGGTTCATTTACAACTGGTGTTGGTAATTTTCCTGGCGGATTAGATCGAAATTATGCAATGCAAGTACCAGCTGTTAGCCGTTGCAGAAATCTTATTGCTGGTGTAGTTTCCTATCTGCCATTAAAACTTTACAAAAAGTCTAATGGTGAGGAGTTGGGGAACCCTCTTTGGCTCGATCAACCAGACTATCGGCAACCAAGATCCGTCACTTTATCCTGGACTGTCGATAGTTTGTTGTTTTATGGTGTTGCATATTGGCGTGTTACAGAATTATATGCAGATGATTTAAGACCATCACGATTTGAATGGATTGCTAATAATCGAGTTACATTTACTACAAATAAGTTTGGCACAGAAGTTAGCGCTTATTATGTTGATGGCGTTGATGCACCTATGTCTGGTATTGGATCTCTTATTACATTCCAGGGCTTAACACAAGGCGTATTACAAACTGCATCACGCACAATTCAAAGCGCATTAGATATTGAAAAGGCCGCAGCTGTATCTGCACAAACTCCAATGCCAAGTGGTTACATTAAAAACACTGGCGCTGATTTACCAGAGCAGCAAGTATCAGGATTATTAGCACAATGGAAGCAAAGCCGACTAAATAGATCGACAGCATATTTAACATCAACTTTATCTTATGAAACCACAGGATTCTCTCCTAAAGATATGATGTACAACGAAGCGCAACAATACTTGGCAACTCAAATTGCTAGAGCAATGAACGTACCTGCTTATTACATCTCTGCAGATATGAATAACTCAATGACTTATCAAAATATTATTGATGGCCGTAAAGAGTTCGTTGCATATTCATTGCAACCATTTATTTGCGCTATCGAAGATCGACTCTCTATGGATGATATAACCCCACGTGGCCACGTAGTTAAGTTTGCTATCGAGGAATCATTCTTACGTGCTGACACAATGAAGCGCCTAGAAGCAATAGAGAAAATGTTGGCACTTGGCTTGATAGATGTTGAAGATGCCAAAGAGATGGAACAAATGACACCTAACGGGAAAGAAGTTGAAGATGATACTTACATTCAGTAGCCAAGTAGAGGCATCTGATGCAGAGCGCAGAATTATCTCTGGCAAAATCGTGCCATTTGAAGAACCAGGTAATACCTCTGTAGGTAAAGTGGTGTTTGCTAAAGGTTCAATTGAGATAGGCGATCCTGGCAAAGTTAAAATGCTTATGCAACACCGCCCAGAGAAGCCAATCGGCAGAATGCAGAAGTTTCAACAGGCAGAAGATGGTATTTACGCTAGTTTTAAAATCAGCGCATCAATGCAAGGACAAGATGCGTTAATACTTGCATCCGAGGCTTTAGTAGATGGCCTATCTGTTGGAGTTGATGTAAACAAGTCAATTCAGAAAAAAGATTATTTATATGTAACTAGCGCAACTCTACGTGAGGTTAGCCTAGTCGAATCACCTGCATTTAGTGCAGCGCAAGTAACTAAAGTTGCTGCTAGCGAGAGCGAAGCAGAGACACCAATCGAAACTAAAGAAAGCGAGGCTCCTGTGGAAGATTTAGCAACAGCGCCACAAGAAGCAAAGGCAGAGGCTGCTACTCCTACAGTAGAAGCCGCACGCCCAGTTATTACAGCACCACTTATTCAAACAACTATCCGCACGCCAATTACATCTATGGCTGCATACACAGAGCATAAGATTAAAGCTGCTCTAGGTAATGATGATTCAAAACTTTATGTAGCGGCAGCAGATGATTCGCTGGCCACTAATACAGCATTTAATCCAACTCAATACCTAAACGAGTTTGTAACTAACACTCGCTTTGGTACTCCAGCAATCGATGCTTGCTCACAAGGCACACTTCCAACTTCAGGTATGACCATTTCAGTACCATCTTTGGTTACATCAGCTGGTGGCGGTTCAGGTGTTGCGCCAGAAGTTACTGTAGAAGCAGAAGCAGGCGCAGTACAAAATACAGGTATGGAAACACAATATCTATCAGGAACAGTATCCAAGTACGCTGGTATGAATACTATATCGATTGAGCTGTTAGAGCGTGGATACGGAGATGGCAACTTCTATGCAGAACTTACTAAGCAATTAGAGTATGCATATTTGAAGCGTTTAGATCAGACTGTATTAGCAGCTTTGATCCAAGCATCTGCTAACGGCACAAACACATCTGCTGACCTTGATGGAATTGTTTCATTCGCTGCAGAAGGCGCACGAACAATTTACACAAACACTGGCTACTTCGCACAGAATTACATCGCTAACCCAGCACAATGGGGTGCGTTAATTTCTGCACAAGACACTACAAAGCGCCCAGTATTTACAGCGTTACAACCAATGAACGCAGCTGGACAGGTATCAACAGGATCTATTCAAGGTAATGTGCTTGGTCTTAATCTATACGTAGATAAGAACTTCACTGCAACTACATTTGATGATGACTCAGCGATTATCCTTGCACCAGAGGCATTCACTGTATATCGCTCAGCACAAAACTTTATGTCTGTAAACGTAGTATCAAACCTACAAGTACAGGTTGCGATCTACGGATATATGGCAACAATCGCCAAAATGCCTAACGGAATCTTAAAGTTCAAGAAGACCTGATAAGACCCGTTAATCAATAAGTAATCCCCTGGGGTTTAGTAGCCCTAGCCCTGGGGGAGTTTTTTAAGAGAGGAATACAATGGCAGCCACATATGTAACAACAGCCGAGTTACGATCTAACCTTGGAATTGGCACGCTGTATTCTGATGCAACAGTAGAAGAAGTTTGCCAAACTAGCGAAGATTTAATTAACCAGTATCTATGGTTTAACACTGCTCCAGTAGTAGGCACAGCATTACAAGATAACGTGGCAACACTTATGCTTGCTAATCCAAACGCATTCGCTGCGACACAATCAATAGTGGTAAGTGCTTGCGGTGCCACATTTAACGGCACGCACACAATCACTGGCACAATCCCGCCAACCTCTGGCACCACAAGCCTTATCCCAGTATTTATGTATAACTACGGCCAGGTTAATTTTCCTAATGGCTATTCATTTGTGCAATATGCAAAAACAGCTGCAAACCAAGTTTTTCACAAGGTAGTACCTTATGGATTAGTTACTGGCTCAGACCATAAAACCCAGTCTTATGCGACAACCCCAGCAATACGTGAGGCAGCGATGATCGTTGCTGTAGACATCTGGCAAGCAAGACAAGTTAGCCAGACTGGTGGGGTCGGTATGGATGGGATCTCTGCCAGCCCCTATCGGATGGGTTATCAGCTGATTAACCGAGTGCGTGGTCTCATCCAGCCGTATTCAAGTCCAGCATCACTGGTCGGCTAATGGCAGCAATATCCACATTACGTGGCACTTTAGCGACAGCACTTGCCAATGCAGGCGTGTGGTCTACCTTTAGTTTTCCACCTGAAACCTTGCTAGCCAATAGCGTAGTCGTAACACCTAGCGATCCTTATATCGTGCCAAACAATAATAGTCAGACTGCTATTGCACCACTGGCTAATTTTAAGATTCTAATGACAAAGCCAGCATTTGATAATCAAGGCGCACTTATTGGAATGGAAGATTTTATTGTGGCAGTAGTAACTAAACTAGCGGCATCAACCCTGGTTTACAACATATCAAGTGTCTCCGCTCCAGCTATAACTAATGCAGCTAGTGGAGATTTATTAACGTCAGAAATCACTGTATCAATCCTAACGAGCTGGAGTTAAAATGAGTACACACGAAGAAGACTTAGCCTTCTTGAAGAAGACAGGCCAAATTAAAGACGCACCAAAACCAACTGCACAAACAAAGAAAGACGAGGAATAACAATGGCAATCTATTTAAATAATAACGTAGGTGTTAAGTTGGCTACCAATGCGGCACCAACCACACCTTCAATTGACATTAGCTCATACGTGACTAATGCCGTAATTAACCAAATCGTAGATGAGTTAGAAGTAACAGCGATGGGCGACACAGCACATAAGTTTGTTGCAGGTCTACAATCAGCAACATTTAGCGTAGACTTTATCAATGACTGGGCAGCAGCTTCAGTCAATGAGACACTTAGCGCAGCATTTGGCAAGACCCTAGCAGTATCAGTAATTACTGTTAAAGGCACTGCCGTATCAGCTACAAACCCAACTTACCAATTCTCAATTCTGGTAAATAACCTGACCCCAATCGGTCAAGGTGGCGTGGCTGAAGTTGCAACATCAAGTCTGTCCTTTACAGTAAACTCCGCAGTAACAGTGTCCCCATCGGTGGCATTTTAACTAAGGAGTAACAATGGCAAAGCTAAAGATAACAAGGGCTAATGGTGAAGTATCAGAACACAAGATCACACCAGGTGTTGAGTACGCTTTCGAATTAAAGTACGGATCAGGAATCAGCAAGGTCTTGCGTGAGCATGAGCGTCAAACAGAGATATTCTGGCTGGCTTATGAATGCTTACGCAGGGCTGGCGCACAGATACCTTTATGGGGATCAGAGTTTATAGACACTCTAGATACTGTTGAGGTATTAGACGAAGAAAAAAAATAACTGAGCGGTCTTCTATTGCTTACACTATTGCGCAGTTAGCAGTAGAAACTGGGATACCGCCTAGCGAGTTTATTGATATGGATACTGAGATGTATCTAGCAATAATCCAGGTATTGACAGACAGAGCTAAGGAGATCAAAAATGCCAGTCGTGGTAAACGGCGTTAGAGAGTTCCTTAAGGCTATTGATGAAATTGACGAAGATATGTATAAAAACGTTAGGGCAAGTCTTAAAGCACCAATGTTAAAGACTGCTAACAAGGCTAAGCAATACTTGCCTGCCAATCAAAATGTTTTAAGTGGCTGGCTTAAACAAGCGCCACAGCAACCAGGCCAACGCAGACCATTCCCTGCCTATGACCAACAAACTGCCCGATCAGAAATTAAATACAAACTAGGCCCTAATAAGAAAAACAAAAAAGGGTACAGCGTTTACAACTACGTATCTAATGAATCTGCAGCTGGCGCTATTTATGAAACTGCAGGTCGCAAGACTTCTGGGCAAGGTGGCGCATCACTAAACCCTAATGCTGGCATCCAATTTATAGCTGCACTACCAGGCGTAGAAGATGCAACTATGGCAGGATCGGTAGGCCGTAGAGGTCGCAAAAATAAAGGCCGTGTCATCTTTAAAGCTTGGAAAGAAGAACAAGGCGATGCGTATAAGAATATTGAAAAAGCCATTAACGATGCAGTATTTGCTTATTACAAAAAACTACCTTTAGAGAAAAAAGGCCAGGTATTAGGATTTTACAAAGAGCGATCAGCTCGTGGATTTAAGGGGTTGTAATTGTGCCTACTTTAGTAGTCTCCGCACTCAGCACCTTTGATAACAAAGGATTAAAAAAGGCCAAGAAAGAAGTATCAGCCTTTGAAAAACAAGTTAAGAACTTTGGCAAAGTATTTGCAGGGGTTTTTGGCGCTCAACAATTATTATCATTTAGCAAGAAGGCTGTATCTGCATTTATGGCCGATGAGAAGGCAGCCAAGTCTTTAGAGTTACAGCTCAAGAATACTGGCTTTGCATTTAGCGCACCTGGCGTAGAAAATTACATATCTAACCTACAGTCCTTATATGGCGTATTAGATGACCAACTACGCCCAGCATTCCAGCAATTACTTACAGTTACAGGATCTATCACTAAGAGCCAAGAAGCATTACAGACAGCATTAAACGTAAGCGCAGCCACAGGTAAATCTTTAACAGAAGTGAGCGCAGCTTTAACACGTGGATTTAGTGGTAACACTGCAGGTCTTAGCAGATTAGGTGCAGGCATAAGCAAGGCCACGCTTAAGACTGGCGATATGGACAAGATTATGGGCGAACTTAATAAGAAGTTTGCAGGCCAAGCAGCGGCTAGATTAGATACTTACGCAGGCAAGATGAGTTTACTTACTGTTGCGGCTGCAGATGCTCAGGAGACAATAGGTAAGGGTTTATTAGATGCCCTGGCTTTATTAGGTAAAGACACAAATATCAGCACAGCTACAGATTTAATGGATAACTTTGCGCAAAGTACTGCAGATGCCATTCTTGGCGTGGGCGTTTTAATTAGTAAACTTAAAGAAATTGGCAACACCAAAGTTGGTGGCGCATTATTTGATGTAAAGAATATCCCAGTACTAGGTGCTTACCTTGCTGGATTCTCCGAGATAGGCGCAGCACAAAGAGGCCGTACTGCACCATCTAACGCAGAAGGCAGATCATCTAGCCGTATCTACTTACAGCAATTACGCTTAGAATCTAAAGCATCTAAAGATTTAACAAACGCTAAAAAGGCCGAGACTGCAGCGACTAAGGCTAAATCTGAAGTAGATAAACTAAAAGATAAGTTTGATATAGAGCGCATAGGTTTAACCCTGGCGCTTAACCAGGCTACCGATGAAGAAACTAAAATAAGACTTAAAGCACAATTAGCAATCCTAGACAATAACGAGGCTTTGGCTAAGAAATTAAATGCTGAACTAGGTGCTAAAGCTTCTATTGATGCCTTGGCCACAGCTGCAGGTATGGCTGCTAGTGCGCTTACAAGTTTTGGCCCAGCATTATTTAATGCTTTAGGCGAAATGACTGCCCGTGGCCGTAATCAAATAGCACCACTTGAAGGTGGATCTATGAGCTATACAGTGCCACAAGGCGTAACTAATCAAGGCGCACAAACTGCTACAGCCGCTGCTGCTCCAACTGTAGGCGTAACAGTAAACGCAGGCACAATAGTTACAGATCAACAATTAGAAGCTGTAATACAGCAAAACGTATTGCAGTTATTAAAGTCAGGTAACAAACTATTGCCAGCAGGATCTCTCAACTAATGGCTGTACCAACGATCAATGCGGTAATTAACTTCTCTACTGGTCCTAGTTTTGCCCAAGCGGTAATATTAGGTACTGCAATACTTGATACAAATATACTAGCCGATACCGCAGCTGTAGTAGTTGATGTATCAGATCAGATCAATTACATACAAACTAGCCGAGGCCGTGATGCTTTGGTAGATCAATTCCAAACAGGCCGACTTACTTTACGTATTGTAGATCAAAACGGAGATTTCAACCCCACTAACCCATCAGGACCATATTACGAATTGCTAACACCAATGAAAAAAGTGCAAATCTCTGCTACCTATGGCGCAACTACTTATAGCCTATTCTCTGGGTTCATTACCTCATACGTCAATACTCAACCAAAGGATGCAACAGAAGTTGCGTATACGACCATACAAGCTGTAGACGCGTTTAGACTTGCCCAAAATGCACAGATTTCAACAGTAACAGGTGCTAGTGCTGGCAATTTATCAGGCACAAGAATTAACCAGATATTAGATCAGATTGACTGGCCAGCGACTATGCGTGATATTGATGCAGGTTTAACCACAATGCAGGCAGATCCTGGCACTGCACGTACTTCCTTAGATGCTATGCAGACTGTAGCCACATCTGAGTATGGCGCTCTATACGTCAATACCGATGGAGAGTTTGTATTTCAAGATCGATCAGTAACCGCAAGTTCGATTGGTGGCACAGTAACAACTTTTAATGATGATGGCACTGGCATTTCATACGCTAACGCTAACTGGAAACTAGATGATGATTTGATCTTTAACTCAGCCCAGATCAGTCGTACAGGTGGATCACCACAGACGGCCATCAATCAGGCATCTATTGACAAGTATTTCATCCACAGCTATAACCTGCAAGACCTGCTAATGCAGACCGATGCAGTAGCCCTAGATTATGCCCAGGCTTATGTCGCAAGCCGTGCCGAGACCAGCGTGAGATGCGATGGCATCGAGTTGGACTTGTATACCAATAATTACAACTCAGGCATTCTTGCAGCTTTAGAGTTAGATTTCTTTGATCCAATCAGAGTGGTTACTACTCAGCCAGGTGGATCTACCCTGGACAAAACACTACAAATCTTTGGAGTAGCCAACACCATCACACCCAACAGCTTTAGGGTCTTCTTTACGACCCTTGAACCAGTCATCGATGCACTGATTCTAAATAACAATATATACGGCACTTTAGACTATAATGTGCTTAGTTACTAAGGAGAAATAATGGCCGCTGGATTAGGATTTAAGGATTTTGTTACAGGCGAGGTATTGACCGCTGCCGATGTTGATGGCTACTTGATGCAAGGTGTCTGGGTGTTTGCTAGTGCCGCTGCTAGAGATGCAGCAGTAACATCACCGCAAGAAGGCAATTTTGCATATCTTAAAGATACAAACGTAACCACTTATTACACAGGCAGTGCTTGGGCAAACCTAGATACAACAGGTATGACAAACCCAATGACAACTACTGGCGACACTATTTATTCATCAAGCGGCTCAACACCTGCAAGATTGGGTATTGGTACTACTGGCCAAGTATTAACTGTTGCAGGTGGCGTACCATCTTGGGCTACTCCCGCTGGTGGTGGTGGCAAAGTTTTGCAAGTAGTAAGTGCTACATATTCAACTGAAGTATCTGTAACGGGAACAACTTATACAGATTCAGGTTTAACTTTAAGTATTACACCAACATTAAGCACATCAAAAGTATTAGCAATGATTTCACAGGTAATTTATTGTTCAAGAAGTAGCGATAACGCAGGAGTTGGTTTGAAATTAGTCAGAGGTTCAACTACTATATTAGAACAAAGTGCCGAATATGCAACTTGGATGAACATTACCAGCGGTTCAGGACCGCAATCAGGTGGCATATCTTCAATAGTTTATTTAGATAGCCCAGCAACAACCTCAAGTACAACATATAAAACACAATTTAAGGCACATTTTGGTAGTGCGACAGCAAAATGTCAACCAAATGGTGTTTCTGCCGCAACTTCAACAATTACATTACTAGAAATAGGTGCATAATGAAAGATTATTTAGACCAAGCAATTCTTAAATTAAGACCTAATTCAGAGTTTACTTATACTGAGCGAGATTATTCAACTATTCAATGGTTTGTATTACAAGGTGTAGCACCAACACAAAAACAAATTGATGATGCTATTGAACAGGTCAAGGCTGATGAAATTACCGAAGCCGAAACAAAGGCAACCGCCAAAGCATCGGCACAAGCAAAACTTGCAGCACTTGGTTTGACTGTTGAGGATTTACAAGCTCTAGGTTTGTAATGCAACCAAAGTTATGTGCAGCTGGTGTTCAGTTAAGAGATCAAGTTGATACGTGGTTTCCAGATAGGCGTACTGCCAGTGATGGGTGGTTGGGCGATAGCCGTCATTCCGCCAGAAAATCGGATCATAATCCAGACGGGATCTGGGTTAGAGCAGTTGATATTGATTCTCGGTTGGAGTCATCCGACAGCCTCGCACCTTATCTGGCTGACCAACTCAGAATCGCAGCCAAACAAGATAAACGCATATCATACGTCATCTATAACGGGCGAATATGCTCAAAGATATTAAATTGGAAATGGCGTAAGTATAAAGGCATCAACCCACATAAGAAGCACATACATATCAGCTTTACAACACTAGGTGATTTAAATGGCACAGCGTTCGACATACCACTAATAGGGGGCAAGATATGAAGATAAGCAAGAAGCAACAGGCTGTACTGAAGTCATACGCACGTGGCGTATTGGTTTCATTTTTAACATTTTTAGCAAGTAATGAACTGGGATTAGATCCTGTTGTAGCTGTAGTTATCTCAGCTTTAGCAGGCCCAGCGGTTAGGGCTTTAGACAAATCCGATAATGCTTATGGCATCGGTGCTAATGAAGCATGACACCTACAGAGTGGGCTGGCTTTGGCGCTGGCGTTATGGCCGTGCTATCAGGCGGGCTAGTCGGATTACGTTTTCTAGTTAAAGGCTGGCTTAATGAGTTACGCCCTAATGGTGGCTCTAGTATGAAGGATCAATTAACTCGGCTAGAACAGCGTGTCGATGATCTCTTTGTCTTAATCAGTAAACGATAATTTTAACTATGGCAACTACACGTAAGCGTAGAAAAATTAACAGGCGCAAGGTGCGTAAATCACCTGACCCTTTATCTAAGTTAGAAGTGTTTTATATTGCCAAGCACGAGATGTTCAAAGCTGCACGCAAAGCAGGGTTTAGTGAATCTGTTGCGTTGTATCTAATGGATAGCCCAGAGTCAATGCCTGACTGGATCGTAGGCGACAAGGGAATTATCCCAACTATCCCTACTCCTGATGAGGAAGACGATTAAGCGCTACCTGGTAATCAGCGATCTGCAGGTACCATTCCATCACGAGGTAGCTGTAAAGAATGTTATCAAGTTAGCAAGGCGGGAGAAGTTTGATTCAGTATTGGTGGTTGGGGATGAAATTGACTTTAACACAATTAGTAAATGGGCTGAAGGCACACCTCTGGCTTATCGGCAAACCATTCACGATGATCGGGAACTTACTAAGTCGATACTCTGGGATCTCAGTGAGTACAGCCGAGAGTGTCATATTATCCGTAGTAATCATACTGATCGCCTATATAACACTTTGCTTAAGGTGCCTGGGTTAATCAGCTTACCCGAATTACAATACCCCGCCTTTATGGGATTTAAAGATATGGGCATGGAGTACCACAAGACTGCTTATGAGTTTCACCCAGGGTGGATGCTGGCTCATGGAGACGAAGGCAACATGTCTCAGCACGCAGGTATCACAGCTCTTAACCTGGCTAAAAAATGGGGTAAATCTGTATTGTGTGGCCACACCCACAGGTTGGGCATGAGTGCCTATGCAGAGGGCGTAGGAAGCCATTACAGGGCCTTATATGGCGTTGAGGTAGGCAATCTTATGGATAGAAAAAAAGCCTCTTATTTACGCTATGGAAGCGCTAATTGGCAGATGGGTATTGCTATACTAGAAGCCGTTGGAAAGACCCTGACACCAACCCTGGTGCCAATAAACAAGGATGGCTCATTCA